GCCCCGGTAGCTCCCGTGGCGCCCGGGTTGCCTTGGATGCCTTGCACGCCTGCCGGCCCGGTAGCGCCGGTGTTGCCGGTCAGACCGATCGGCCCCTGCGCCCCCGTAGGTCCAGCTGGTCCGATGGCTCCCTGAATACCAGCCGGGATGGTGAAATTGAAGATAGCGGCACTCGTCGACCCGGCATTGACGACATTGGCGTTGGTGCCGGGCGCGCCGGTGGTCGTCGTCCCGGCAGTGACCGTCGCAGCTTGACCGGCAGCCCCCGGCGGCCCGGCGGGCCCTGGTGGTCCGGGTGGTCCTGGACCGCCGCCCCCGCCCCCGCTGCCGATCGGCACGCCATTGCGGAAAAATCCGCCGGCCGCGTCGATGATCCCGCCGGCTTTCAAATCCTGCGAGACCTGAACCCTTTCGGCCGTCAGCTCGTGCGAGACCTGGGTCAGTGGTGCGTTGATATTGACCCCGACGTCGCCTTGCAAGGTCGCGGTTTGGCTGGCGTGCTGATTGGTCGTCTCGACCGTGGTGTTGAATGCCTTGCCGTTGATCGCGGTTGGCTGGTTGGGCGCGGTGAAGGTGAACTGGCCGCCGTTCTGGGCATTGAAGTCGAGGTTGGTCTTGCCGTCCTCGGTGCGCAGCTGCCACGTCGTCGTGCTGATATTCGGCAGCTTGCGCGCCTGCGAGCGGAAGCCGGGGATGACAAACCCGTCGTTGAGGCTATGCATGCGGTTGTCAAATTGCGGCTGGACCCCGCCGTTCTGCCACCAGTTGTCGATCGAGCGGCTCGAGTACACCACCAGCCCCTCGTCGCCCTTCTGCACCGGGATGGTGATCACGGCCCCCCCGCCGCCGAGGTATAAGAGCGGCATATCCCCGATCTCCGGGACACTGCGGTGCTGGATCTTCCCGGTGTTTTGCAAATTGGCGATCTGCACCGAGGGTTGTGCCCTGACCGTGCCTTTGTCGGTGACATGCTGGCCAATGATCACCGGCAGCGCCGTGAAGATTTTCGACTGGAGGTCATCGTGATCTTGTCTCGTTGCTTCGTCCCAATCCAAAAATCTTTCGCTCGGATCGAAAATGCCATTGGCCATTGATAAAACCCTCTTAATTTATTATTCTTTCCGGTTATCGTTGCTTTGCGCCGCAGTGCTATGTCGTGCAATGCTGTGCCCTGCAGTGTATTCTGCAATGCGATGCCAGCCAAGCCAAGGGTTGCGGGTATACCTGCAACATTTTAGACTAAGGTTTCGAAGTATAAGTGCGCGTCGATACCCAAATTCTGAAAGCTCGGCACTTCATCGGGGCTGTGGCCGACCGCGATCGTCATAACGATCATCGGAACGCCACCGCCGATTCCTAAGTATCTGAATTGACCGAGCAAATCGGTGCCGGTCACCAGCGGAATGCCGTCGAGCCCGCCGGTGCCGGCGATCGGGAAGTCGTTTTCGTCGCGGATGTCCATGATCCAGGCCTGCATCGCCTTGTTGTATTTGAAGTGCAGCGTGTAGGTCGTGCCGCCGATCTCGCAGCGCATGACCTGGGGCCGCGGCGTCAGCGTGATCTCGTGAATCGAGGTCATAATGTCGGCGCGCCGAGGTTGAGGTTTTCAGGCGTCAGGGCCGGTGGATCGGCGGGCGGCTGCGCGCCGTTGGCGTTGATCTGGTTGGTGGCGGCAGTGGCGGTCGGGGTCGGAGTCGGGGAGGAGCCGTCTCCCCAACCACCGTAACCGACCGAAGGTCCGCCGGTGGGGGTCGGTTGCAGCGGCGTGGTGGACGTTGCCGGGAACGCGGACGCTCCGGGACCGAAATATTGCGGCAGCTGATCGCCGGTATTGGTCTGGGGCGCGGTCGAGGACGGGTCGGCGTGGGCATTGGGGTCGGGAGAGCTGCCCGTCACCGTCGTCGTCTGGGTTCCGACGATGATCACCTGGCGGCAGGATAGCGTCGCCATCAGCGCGTATTCGCTGTGCTGATCGGTATTCACCGTCAGCCGCTCGATCAGCATATTCACATAGTGTCTCTTGCCGGTGTAGACATCGAACGGCATCAGCGCCGCCTGCCAACTCAGCAGCAAACCGTAGACGCCGGTCTCGGCCGACAAGTCGAAGGAGCGCTGGCGCGACCATCCCGCGCGGATGGTCACCTGCGCCGGCCGTTTGAATGCGTGATCGGATATCGGCGCGCCCTGCTCGACCGGAAATTCGGTGATCTGCAGATCGTCCTCGGCGGTCTCCTCGATCGTGACCTCGGCGATGATGCCGCCGATCGAGCGCAACGATGGCATGAACAGCGCTTGTCCGGACGCCGTCGCAAACGGTAGCGGCTGAAATTGAGCGACCCCGCCGGCAAACACAACGCCGCCCGCCCGAGGGGCAACGCTGGGCAGCTGCGGCATCCCCCGCCGCCCAGCGGGAACCGGCAGAACCGCGCGGGGCGAGGGCATCTTAAGGCTTGGCCTACGGTACGGCCGGTACGGCCGGAGCCCCAGGAACAGCCGAGGCAGACCAGGCTCGGGCACTGCGCGGGTTTACCAGCTTGGGGTCGACCTTCCCGTCGCTGCCGACTGCAATGCATGACAGCTCGCAGTTCCACGGCTGTCCCCAGGTGTCGCCGACATAATTGATATAGATGATCTTGTAGCGCCCCGAGGGCGAGGTGAACGCGTGCTCGAACCCCGGTTTCACATCGTAACGCGCCATCGATTGGATTATGCCGCTTGGCGGGAGTTGGGGATTCTCAACGGTCTGACCGGCCGCGCCCGGAACATAGGCCACGCCCGAGAGCACGCTGGCGTCGATCTGCACCAGACCGCCCAGACGTAATTTCGGGTTCAATAGACAGCGCGCCTGGATACCCTCCGGGGTCACCTCGGGCAGGCCGACGAGCCCGGTCTTGGGCGACAAGATGACCGCGTCTCCCGGCTTGTAGCCGGTGCGCAGGACAACGTTCCACTCGCCGCTATCGATATGGATGTCCTGGTTGTACTGCATATAAAGATCGCGTTCGAGCGAGCGTGTCGTGCCGACCATGACCTGGTCGCGGATCGTCTTGTCTTTGATGTTCTGCTGATCCTGCTGCCCCTTCCTCAGATCCGGCTGCTGTTCCTGGTAGCTCTTGTAGATGGCGTCGTATTTGGCCTGCACCGAAGAACCGCCGGGGATGACGGTAAAGGTCGAGGCCGACATCGCCAGGTCGCCGTCGCCCGCATAGATGTCGAGAAAGGTATCGACCGGGTTCTCCTTGCCGCGGACATACTGCACGACGGTGCCATCGAAAATTATGCCGTAATTGGAAAACCAATAGCCCGCCTGGATTTGCACGCGGTGCATCTCGATGACCTTGGCCATGGTCGCCGGCGCCATGTTGTAGATGCGGGCATAGAGCTTGTTCGGCGTCGAGTTCGTATTCTTTTGGATATTGAACTGGCAGCGCAGGTTTGACAGATCGAGGCCCTGCTGCGTCGCCGACGACGGCGGCTTCGCGATCACGTCGACCGGGTCCAGTGTAATCGAGGATGAGCCATTGCCGCTGCCGTTGCGAAGTTGCGGCTGGGAGACCAGGTTGGTTACGGGTGCCGGCTGTGCCGATGGCGGTGCCAGCCCCGCTGCGTAGATCGTCAGGTTGAAGCGCCGCAGCCACTGGGCGTCATTGACGGCGGTGACATTTTTCGGATCGAGCTGCCCCGACCCAGGCCCCTGGCTCGGCTGCATCTGCAGCGCGAGTTTGCGCCACCCTTCGACCCGGCTGGTCAGCGCAGTCAAATCAGAGGGCGTGAAGGCCGGCGGCTTGTCGTATGACGGAACATCGCTCATGCCGCGTAAGTCCGGAAACTGCGCATGTGGTGCGCCGAGCGCCGGTCGCGCTGATCGCTGACGGCGCGCGCCGTGCCGTGCGGATCGGTGGCGTGGACATTGATCGTGGTGGTGCTGTTGTCGGCGTACTCCGTGCCGCCGCGACGCATTGCTGCCGCGGTCGCCTCGAAATGCATCGGGTCCGGACGGCCCGGCCAATAGCCGCCCCATATCAACCCGAGCTTGCGGGCGAACGGGCCAACCCAATCAGGCATCGTGCCCTTGCTGCCTAGTCGATTGGCCTCCGCATTGATGTCGATAGCTGAGCCGAAGGCATGGGCCGACAATTCAGTGCTGCCACGGATTGGGCGCGGATTGTAGCCGCCGCCCGAGATTGGCTTTAACCCGCGCCGGTCAAATTCGTCGATCAGCGCCTGAAATCCCGGCGCTACTAGCTTATCGACACGCCAGGTCTGGCCATCTGTCGATTTTACCGAAACCAGATTGCGTCCCGCCTCTTCCGGTGTGCCGAGCGCCCCGGTGCGGCGCGCCCAATTGGCTTGGCTGCTGGCCCATTGGGCATTGTCGGCGCCGACCGCACCCGGCGTCGTCTCGACATTGGCGAGTTGGCCGGAAATCGCCTGAAGTTGCTGGGCATATCCGACATCGGGCGTGTAGCCCGCCGCGACCATCGCTTTGATCTGCGCCGGGATGCCCTGCGCACCGCGCACGCCTGCATAGTTGCGCGTTTTCATCAGATCGGCGTAGGCTTGAAACGATTCCTCCATCGAACCGTACTTGGCAAGAGTACCGCCGGGCTTGATCCCGAAGAAATTTTGGCCCGTTGCCTTTTGGCCCCACCCGCTCTCCAGTGCTGCCTGGGCCAGAACGAGATGCGGATCGATGCCGGTCTGCAAGGCCACCTGCTGCGCCAGCGGCCACGCCTTTTTGATGAATTCGGCTTTGTCGCCGGTGAACGCCCCGGCTCCCGGCGGAATGCCGGGGCCGCCGGGAGCCGCGGGGCCGCCGGGAGCCGCGCCGGGAGGTGCCGGTTGCTGTTCCAGCGGCGAGAAAAAGTCGAGGAACAGCTCGCGCAGGCGCTCAAAGCTTTGATTGGCCAGGTCGACGATCGGTTTGAACGCGCTGTCGCCGTG